GGATAAACCTAAAAAGAAAAAAATGAAGAAGATTAATAAGCGTGGTGGTGGAGACTTTAATATTGAAATGAAGATTCCTAAAGACATGGTTAATCAAGGTGTAATGTATGGTTACAAAAAAGGTGGGCAGATTTAAATGCCTCCTAAAAGAAAAAGTACTGGTAAAGGTATGAAGGGTCATACCATTCGTGGAGGGCAGAAACGCCCTACTAGGTCTGGAGCAGGTATGACTGCTAAAGGTGTGGCTAAATATCGTAGAGAGAATCCTGGAAGTAAACTAAAGACTGCTGTAACTGAATCAAAACCTACTGGAAAGAGAGCAGCTAGACGTAAGAGCTACTGTGCCAGATCAGCAGGACAAATGAAGAAGTTTCCAAAAGCAGCTAAGAATCCTAATTCAAGACTTAGACAAGCACGTAAAAGATGGAAATGTTAAGATGGCAAAACTTTGTCCTAAAGGTAAAGCTGCTGCAAAGCGTAAGTTTGATGTGTATCCATCAGCATATGCTAACATGTATGCATCTGCCGTATGCTCTGGTAAAGTAAAACCAGGAGGAAAAAAGAAAGCTAAAGCTAAAAAAGGTGGTGGACTTAGAAAGTGGGTAGATGAGAAGTGGGTTGATATAGGAGCGCCTAAGAAAGATGGTAAGTATCAACCATGTGGACGTAAATCTACAAAGGGAAGTAAAAGAAAATATCCTAAATGTGTACCACTGGCTAAAGCTAAGAGTATGAGTTCATCTCAAAAAAGTTCAGCAGTTAAACGTAAACGATCTAAAGCTCAAGGCGTAGGCGGTAAACCTACTATGGTAAAAACTTTTGCTAAACGTGGTGGTCAAGTGCTTGTAGCTTCTTGTTACGATTCTTAGGAGATTTTAATGATTGTAAAAAAATTAACTAAAAGAGAAGAAGATACTTTAGCTAGGCATTCTAAACATCATACTAAAAAACATATGACATACATGAGAACTCGTATGTCACAAGGAGATACTTTTACTGCTGCACATAAAAAAGCTATAAAAAAAGTAGGTAGGTAATGGCAACTAGTGGTACATTTAATTTTAACCTTGATATAGATGAGGTTATACAAGAAGCAACAGAAATGATTGGGGGAGAAAATACCCTTGGTCATGAACCTGCTTCTGCTCGTCGCTCTATTAATCTGATGCTGACTGATTGGCAGAACAGAGGTGTTCTTCTATGGTCTACTGAAGTAACAGCAGTTACAGTAGCTGCCAGTGTTACTTCATATGCTTTGAGTAATTCTACTATTGATGCTCTAGAAGTAGTTGTAAATAGAGATGATACTGATATTCAATTAACCAGAATTTCTTTTGAAGAATATTTATTAATACCTAATAAAAAACAAACAGGTAGAGCCACTCAATATACTGTTAAAAGAGATAGAGATAATCCAACATTAAGCATCTGGCCTTTACCTGATAACAGTACAGATATATTAAAGATAGAACGTATAAGTGAATTAGAAGATGTTAATAAGTCAGCAGGACAAAATGCTGACATGCCTAAAAGATTCTTGCCTTGTCTTACATGTGGTCTAGCTTATTATATGTCAATGAAAAGACCTAACATTGATCCAGCAAAAATTGCAATGCTTAAAGGAAACTATGAAGAACTATTACTTAGAGCAATGGAAGAAGATAAAGAACGTGCAAGTATTTTCTTTAGACCAAAAATCAGGACAGTCTAATGGCAACAGATAGTAAAGCATTAGCTATATGTGATACTTGTGGTTTTAGATATCCTCATAGGGTAATGAAACTAAATAGTTTTGGTTTATTAGTTTGTCCAGAAGATTATGAAGGTGCTTTCGATTTAAAGAATCATCCCCAAAATAAAATTCCTGATGTAAGGGATGATGTTAAAATAGATAATCCTAGACCTGATTCAGGAGGTCGTAACCTAGTGTGGAATACAGCTAACTTACTTTGGGAGGGTACTCCTAATAACATGAGTGATCAAGTAGTTTCACCAGTATGGAATAGCGCATGAGTGATTTTGATTTAACAGGTAAAAGAATAGCTGATACTTATAAAGGTCTGCTTAAACTTGCTGTAAGTGGTAATGGTGCTGTATCTTCTTCTCTTACACAAGTTGAGGGAGGAGATGGTACTAACACTGCTTTACTTGTAGCCACTGATTCTATTAGAATAGGAGGTGCCTTTGCAGTATCTTCTAGTGCTTCTGTAGGAGGCTCTTTAAAAGTTAATGGAGATGTATGTGCAAGTTCTTACTTTGGAAGTGGTAGACATCTTACCAGTATTATAGCAACAGGAGATACTTCTGTAAGTTCTCTTATAGTTGCAAACACTGCTACAATTGGAGGAACTCTTTCTGTAGGTGGTGCAGTTAATCTTTTAAGCACTGCTACTGTTAGTGGAGCAGCAGGATTTCTTGGTACAGTTAGAGTAAGTGGTAATACTACACTGGGTGGTACTCTTAATATTGCAGGTAATACCTCTGTAGGAGGAACTCTTATAACAACAGGAGCAGCTACGTTTGATGATGATGTATCTGTAAGCGGTAATGTAAATATTGGAGGTACAGCAACTGTTGCAGGAGCAGCTTCAATAGGAGGTGCAGTATCTATAGGAGGTGCGGTAAATCTTTTAAGCACTGCTACAGTTAGTGGTGCAGCAGGATTCTTAGGGTCTGTTAGAGTTAGTGGTGCTACCTCGCTTGAAGGGGCTACAGTCTTAGGATCAACTGTTACTGTAGCAGGAGCAGGACATTTTAAAGATGATGTATCTGTAAGTGGTAATGTTAATATTGGAGGTACAGTTACAATAGCAGGTGGTAATCTTCAAGCCACTAATGCTAAAGTTTGTGCAAGTGCTTTCTTTGGAGATGGCTCTAACTTAACAGGAATTACAGCCCCAGTTGAAGGAAATGTTTCAGTTACTAATCTTCTTGTAGGAGGTACAGCCACAGTATCAGGTAATGCTACATTTAAAACTAATGTATCTGTAAGTGGTAATTTAGTAGTAGGAGGTAGTACAACAATAGTAGGTGCAGCATCTATAGGAGGTGCAGTATCAATTGGTGGTGCAGTTAATCTTCTCAGTACAGCCACAGTATCAGGTGCAGCAGGATTCTTGGGAACTGTGCGAGTCAGTGGTAACACAACAGTTGGTGGTACGCTAGATGTTGCAGGTAACACTTCAGTTGGTGGTACGTTTATGTCTACAGGTGCTGCTACCTTTGATGATGATGTATCTGTATCAGGTAATATTGTTATTGGTGGAACAGCAACAGTAGTTGGTGCAGCTTCAATAGGAGGGGCTGTATCTATTGGAGGTGCAGTTAATCTTTTAAGCACTGCCACTGTTAGTGGTGCAGCAGGATTCTTGGGAACAGTACGTGTAAGTGGTAATACAACTGTTGGAGGCACGTTAGATGTAGCTGGTAATACTTCGATAGGAGGTACGTTCTTGGCAACAGGTGCTGCAACATTTGATGATGATGCTTCAGTATCAGGTAATTTACATGTAGGAGGTACAGCTACGATTGGTGGGGCAGCACAGATTACAGGTAATGTAAGTCTGGGTGGTCAATTGTTCTTGGCTAAGTCAGGAGCAGCAGCTATATCAGCAACAGCTATTAATGGTATAACTTCTGTATCCTTAAACTTCTCTAATGCTCAAAACTTTCTTACCACAGTTACAGCAGCACATACCCTGGCTAGACCTACTAATGCTACCAAAGGACAAACAGGAAGCATTTTCTTAGTTCAGTCAGGAGGCAGTGGTACATTGGCTTATAACACTTGTTGGAAATTTATAGGAGCAAGTGTACCAACTCTGGATGTAAGTAATGGTGCAGTGGGAAGACTCGATTATATTGTAGTATCTGTCTCTAGTGATAATACTGGAGAAAACATTCATGCAATTTTAACTAACGCATATGGAAATAGTTAGACATGGTATTTTCTAATAATTTATTATTTGGTGCAGCAGCAGCTAGTAGTGGTGCTACACCATTTGACACAACTTTGATTGGTAACTCTGTTTGGATAGATGGATCAGCAGATTATCTAAATAAAACACCTAGTGCAGGTACAACAACTCGTTGGATATGGTCTTCTTGGGTACAACGCACCGAATTTGGTAATGCTGCAAACGCCCATACAATTTTCAGTGCTGGTTCTTCTACTTCAAATTTAAGTTGGATCAGATTTGATGACGCAGACAGGTTTGATTTTGCAGTTTATCAAGGTGCCACAACTGCACGAAAAACAAGCAGTGCTAAGTACAGAGATGTAGGGTGGTACCATCTTTGTGTTAGTTTTGATTCAGGTAGCGGCGTTACCGCCAGTGATAGGATTAAATTATTTGTGAACGGCATTGAAGTTACAGACTTGTCTGCAAGTACAGATACCCCTAGCGGAGAAACAAGTGCTTTTAATGATAATGTTACACAGGAAATTGGTAGATATAGTTTTAACGGTAGCCAGTATGGTCATGCCTATCTAACACAATTTACTATGCTTGAAAATAAATCCTTTCAGAATGGTGATTTGAGTATTACTGATCTACTTGATAGTTTTACATTTGGTACAAACGGTTCTCAGTTTGTTCCAAAAGCAGATGCAGACATAGCTTCTCTTGCCTCCACAGCAGGAGGTAATAGCTTCTGTCTTGATTTTGCAAATAGTGCTGATCTGGGAAAT